TTTTTCTTAAACGACTCCACAAGCTCCGAATCTAATTTCTTTTTCTTCGCTATACTCTTTAAGAATTCGTAATCTCCTGCGGTAAGTCTCGCTTTTTCTTGGTCTGATAGATTTTTGCCCACGGCAATCCTATCTATTAGGATATCTTTCTCCCTCTTGTAGTTTTTGAATCGGTTATTAAATTCGTTCTCCTCCAAAGATTGCGCTTTGTTTATAAGCGCTGTTCGCTCTTTCACCGATTTACTTAAGTCCTTGGATTGTAATATAAGCTCTTTAACTTTTGTCGCAGTCCTTGCGCTGGATAGCTCTTGGATATCCATAGCTTTAGTCAACGCTCTTTGTGCCCCCTCTAGCTTATAGGTCTCCACCGTGGCGTCTTTTATATCGGATCCAAGAGAAGAGAATATGTCGCCTAGGCTTCTCGTACCCGTTACTAAATCCAGTACGGCGGTCTTTAGAACGGTGAACACTGCACCTAAGGCCGTAATCCCATCTTTTATAGGATTAATTACAGGGCTAAAATCTTTAAATACGTTGTACAGTATCAATCCCGCGGCGATAATGGCCGTAATAGGCAGTAATAAAACTCCGAGAACGGAAGCCAACCCCGAAGAGGCTACGGTCGCCGTACCCTCAGCGACGGCTAACCCCTCGGTTGCTGCGGTTGCTACCGTCTCGCCTGCGGCTAATGTAGTCGCCTGAGTGGCGGCTAGTTTAGAGGCGTTGCCAAAGCCTATAATATTCTGCGCAGCACCTACAACTGAGTTGTTAATACCTTTTACTGTATCTATAGCACCTGATACGTTTTGTTTAAAACCTATTACGCTAGATTGGACGTTATTGAATATGCCGCCTTGGCTTGTTAAAGTCCCATTAAGGTCGAAGTTCGCCTGTCTGTAGTTGCCTGTGATCGTTGCGGCTTTCTCTTGCTCGTTTTTATTAGCCAGAATGAACTTATTATTCTCATTCATTTTTTTATTTAACAGCTCGATAGCCTGCGCCCCTTGTTCTGTAGTGGCGTCTAGCTGATTTCGAGTATTAAGAAGCTCTTTATTTTGAGCGTTGGCCTGAGCGATAGACTTAGCGTTTTCTTTTAGCGCCGCACTCTCTTTAATCTCTGCCAGCGTTACGTCGTTAATAGCTGCCTGCTGCGTGCGATATTGCGCGGTTAGCTGTTTAAGTTGTGCCTCATTTGCGACAAACTGCTTAGTCTGTTCACCCGTAGCGTCGCCGTTCTTCGATATGTCTTTCCTTAAATCCGAATTAGCTTTTTGCAATTCGAATATTTGCTGTTTGGTTTTTACTATAGAGTCATTAGCCTCTGACCGATCTATAGTAAGCGTCGCGATGTTTATAATATTTGACTCCATATTTTTTTATAATTGTTCGCTTACGCGGAATTTCCAAATTACATTCGTTACCGCTATTAGCCCGTCCATAGTTCCTGATCCTGGTCTATCCTCCTCGGATAAATCGGCGAACTCTTCAATATAAATACTGTCCCCGGCTAGCACGCTAAAAGTTTTCGTCTCTGAAATGTCGTAATAGTCTTCCGTGGTTGAAAAGCTCTTATACCTATCGATTACGCCATTAGAGTATACCGTCATAAGTAATGCGCCATTTTTCCATATATTAAAAAAGACCTTTGTTCGCGCCTCTGCTTTGCCACCTCGGTTAGAGCATTCTAAGTGCAGATGGCCGATAGTCAACTCGACGCTCACATCAGAGCCCCTGTCGAACTGTAAGACCTTGAACGCATCGGGCGGCGTAGCGTCCGAAACATCGCCTATCGCTGGGGCAAAAGTATCGGCTATGTTTATAGGCGTTGTTATCTTTCTTGAAAAGTTTAATCGTCTGTACGCTCCGTTTGTGTCCTCTTGCGAATAGGTATAAACGACGTCTAGGTCGCTTCGGAACTCTGACAAGAAATTCGCACGACCATTATGCTGAACGTTTATTTTACCTATGCGGCTAACTCCACCCTCCTCCGATACAAACTGAAATAAAATATCCGAATTGTTTTTGATGTTTTCCGTTTCGATATTCACGACTTTGAACTCGAATATCGCACTAACATCTATCGAAGTCGGAAAAGCAAATATCTGCGTGCCGTTTACAAAGATATCATTTTTCGTTAAGTCCGCTGCGGTTATAAGCATGGTCCCCGCAGGGCTTACGTTGTAGGCCGCATATAGCAAATTTATGTCGAGTATAAGAACCTCTCCATAGAAATCAACGCTTAAGTTTTGATCGAATACAACGGGTACATCTAACTGCGTTTTTTCAATCATTAAGGCTTTTACACGTACTTCGTCTTTTTTAGTTGTGAAATTCAGCTCTAATGGCAGCCAATAGGTCGACAACTGTTTAATGAAAAAGACTTCTTGCATCTTAAAGTTAGCTAATAGTACCGCATCGTACCTGAACTTCAATAGCCCCACGGTTGGCAAGGCTATGTTTTTACAATACGCCTGGTGAAACGTCTGCCAAATTTCCAAGATGTTAGGCGATACGGCCCTGTACATATTTTGATAAGACAAAACGCCGTTATAGTAGATAGGCACGTTGCTTATTGTATCCTCGAACCTGAAAATATTCATAGTTTGAGGCTCTGTGATCTCGCCCACCGCGCGAAGCGGCAAACTCCCGTCATCTTCAAGGTCTTGGTCTTCGAAAAGCCTTAAGTTTCCCGCGCCGAAATCGCTCTTAAGGTACTCCGTTGTTTCGACTATAGACTTATTGTTGTTAAAAAAACCGTTGTAAAACTCTGGGCTATCCGAGTAAGCGACGGTATTCTTCTTAGCCAGCCCGCCCTCAAATGAGTAGTCTGTAAATCCGACGAACTTATCGGAATAGTCGACAAAACGCGATTTAATACCCTCGATGTTTTTCCACAAGAACAGCCCTAACGTCTTTGACGAGTCTGAAACCTCGATATACCCATTGAACGTTTTTAGAAAATCAGTTATGAAGTCGTAAACGGTTAGAGTCTCCTCAAACTGAGGCGTACCGTCCAGCCCGTACCAACCAACATTAGGGCTCATATAGTATTTAGGTAGGTCGGTATCGGTTAGAATATCGCCTAAATACGAATAGCCTAACTGCGTAAAGATATTAGTTAACAGCTGTTTTATGTTTAATAGAATGGCGTGCTCCTCTACTACGATAAAGCCGCTTTTGTCCTGAGCTGATACGGGCGCAGTTCTTGCTTCTACGTAAATGGGCTGGTTAAGGGCTAAAAAGTTCGTAAGCGTTTTATCGTAGATCACGTAGGTGTTTATCTGACTCATCAAAACGGTCTTAGCCTTAGCAACAAAAAAGTTATCTGTAAAAATGATATAGACGGGTATCGTATCTGTGCTTTCCTTTTGCACTTTGAGCTTTTGACGTTTTAGAAATATGCAACCATTAAGTACTACGTCCACGTCGTAGCCCGCCGTCATAGCTTTAGCCTTTGAGTTCGGTAAATAGTTAATGCCTAAGAGCCTCCTATTTTTCGAAGAGTTTTTAAGCGTAAAGTTATTAGAGTATGAGTATTGTTCTTGTATGCCGTTAAGCTGTTGCGACTTTTTGAAAGTGACAAGACTATCGGCGTCAAGGTCTAACTGCTCGTTATTTATAAAAATTTGTATCATAGCTTAAAATTACCCGAGTTAGTAATTTTGGCTTTAAGTTGAAAATCGAAAGTCCTGTACTGTTTAGCCGCTGAGCCTGTTACCTCGCACTCGATAAATACGTCGTTACCGTTTATCTGCTTAAGGTTCATTTCGACTTTCGGCGAACGCAATAGCATATCGAACAACTCGTGCAGCTCTTTAATTTTCGAACCTTTGAAGTTTATTTCGTTCTTGTAGTCGCTATCCGCCTGAACGGCTGGCGACTTATTCTCGTTCTCATTGTAGTAGTTTCGGTCGTAAAACGTGACCTTGCTACGGTCTGAGGTTGACGAGTCTATGCACGCATAGAAATAAGAGAACCCGCCTTTCGGGTTAAAGAGTCTGAACTGTACAACGGTATCGTTTATCTCCCGGAAGTCGAACGCCTGCAAAGTCTTTGCTGGGTTTTGGTTCGTGCAGGTTATAGGAACTAAGGACTTAATCGCCGTAACCTGTGGCGCGGTAAGTAGGTAAGTTGCTACGCCGTCAACGGCTGTAACCGCTGAGGTAATGCCCGCAACTGTTACGCTGTTACCTGTTAGCTCGTTATGGAATATCGAAATATAATTATCAAAGCCGTTGCATACCTCGATTACGTCAGGCGTTAGGAACGTGAGCAGGTTATCCACAATAGGGTTGGCGAACTTATCAAATAAAAGGCGTTCGCCCAGTATCGAAAAGTATTCGCCGTCTAGGTCGTCAATAGCCCCCACGCCGTCGGTAAATACGAAGTTATCAAATATGTAGTTATCAAATCTAAACGCGTCGTCGTTCGGGACTGAGCCGTCACGGATTTTTAGACTCGTTGTGAATTTCTCAACTGATAAGTTCTTAGTCCCCCCGAAATCAAACTCAAAGCCGTTAAGCTGCAAAGCTTTAAAGAACTCCGAGGCGTCAACCGAAAAGATTTTAGTCTGAGTGTTTGGAAACACGTTACGGATTACCGCCGTTTTGTTCGCCCATGCGGAAGTAATAACCACATCACACACGTAATCGTCGAAGTTGCCTACAACCGAGTCGGTGGTAAACTCGAAGATTACGGGCGTTGTGCAGTTGAAGAACTGAGCAGGTTGTTTTATTATCGTAATAGCCATTTAATCTTACTTACTTCGTTTATAGTTTCGTCAATTGCTATATTCATTATTCGCTTAATGTTTGCTTCGCTAAGAACTTCTTGCAGTTTAATCGATCCGCCCTGTTTGTCCCAAGTCGTACCCTCTGTTAGGATAGTAGCTAGTACGGCGTAAGGGTCTAGCGTTCCCGCTAAGCCTTTAGCCTCTACCCAAGTCATAATGTCCTCGATAGTTGGCTTACTCTTGTACTGCTCACCGTCTCTAAGCTCTAAGATATAGCTCTCGGCATATACACGCACCTCGTCAATGTCGGGCGTTTTAGTAGTCTCGGTGTGTACGCTCTCGATTAATTGCCGAGTAGCGACCATGTCCTCTGCGACTATCGCACCGCGAAGCGGTTGTATAAGTTCGTCATCTACTAGAGCCTCTAAGTCCATAAGCTTACTTTTTATTGGATAGCTGAGACAGATAGACGCCAAGAGCTACCCCGAGCAAAAAGAAAATTCCACATAATACTAATACCGTCCACCAGAACGCATAAATTTTTAAATCCATATCGAATAATTTACCTCTACGCCTGTACAGCCCTCAGCCTTTGTGTATCGAACCGAGTTGTATAACGGGCGTAAGTTATTAATATTTATCTCAAAATCACAAGCGATATAGTTCTGCAGCTCGTTAGCGAAATCCAAATTAAGCAGCGCCTTAACGATGTCGACAAATTGCCCGTTATTGTAAGTAGACTCGTTAACGTCAACGCTTAGGCTGGCAGGCTGTCCGATAAACAAAACGCCGTCAAACCTCATCCTATTGCGACCCTCTACAGGCGTTGCGACGTCTATGCGATTAATAAAAAACCAAGAGGGTTTAATCTCGTTAGGCGTTACGCCCGTGCTGTCCGTATCATAGTACTGGGAGTCGTTATACTCCGCTATGTACTTGAACAAGTCAGACGTGTCCGCAATAGCGGGCAAAATGAACGTTCCATCTTTTGGTTTTAAAATTGTTGCCATAGCCTACGTTTGTTGTATTTGAGTATCACATCTTTCAGCCTTTGGTCTCTTCTGTTTTGCGGTTTATAATGCTTATCAAAGAAATCTAACTGCTCCCACGTCCACGACTTAAACATACCGAAAACATAAAAACCTATAATCGTCCTTAGCCAAGAGATAAACAGGGCTGCGTGTTTTAAGATTGTCGCCATTACTTAGTGATTAGGTTTGCATAAGCCTCCTATTGCTATAATAGCCGCGAATATACAGCAGAGATATAAGCCTCCCATAGTTATTTCTTTTTAGGTTTATTGCGCTCATAGTCGTTAAACGCGTTTAATTTGTCTGCTAAGATAGATAAAATAATTGTATCGAGGTTAAAGAGCTCTCTTTTTTCTTGGCTCTTTTCGTTGAAGTTCACCGCGATAGACTTCTTATCCGCCCAATAGCTTATGTAGTAGAATTTATTCACGACTTCATTCTGAAAACCTTTGGTCGCTCCCTCGATGTTGTAGCTTTGGTTTACATGCTCTATGGCTTCCCGGATATACTTTACCGCCTCTACGAACTTATGCGTAAAGGCTTTTAGCACTATCGCCTGAAAGGCGGGCGGGGTTTGGATATTAAAGCTTTCATAGAACCTCAGCGTAATAGCCGCTAAGGCTTTTTCGTCTTTCGCCTCTTGCAAGTCGAGCCAGTCAAACGCGTTGACCCTATCGACTATTTGCTCTTTAGTGATCCCTAAGTTGAGGTATTGCGCCAATGCGTCTTCGTGCCTTAAGACCGCTTTATCTTTTGCTTTTAGTCTCATTAATGGCCATGATTGATATTAGCTAGCAAGTCTTTACGATATGATACCGTTTCTTTTCGCATTGCCTGTAATTTTTTATTAGGTTTCGGCTTAACGCCGTATTTTTCGAGCATAAACGTTTTATATAACTCTTCATTTTTACCCGGTTTAACTATCTTGTAGTCTTCAGGAATGCCTAGTTCATCTAAGACCTCATCCGTGAAAGATATAGTAGATAGCTTAAAGTATATAGAGGTTAGATCTATCTGCTTTTTCATCCCGAGTAAATGGCCCACCGTGTAATCTTTGTATTTGCCAAAATTTAGGGTAGATTTTTTAGTTAATTTCCTTAATAGTATAGAGCTCATAATTTTAAAAATTAAAATGCCCAAGGCTCACCACAAACCAAGGGCATTAATATTGTTTCTGTGGTGAGGCGTAAAGATACAAAACTATTTTGAATTAATCCCATACTGGCATAGTTTTTAGTTCAAAAATAAATCGCATTAACAGCGAGTCGAACCAGTCGGGCGAACGGCCTGTGCGCTTCTTAAGTTCTTTCTTGCTTTCGAGTTTTATCTTGCCCTCATCGTCTGTAGGCTCTCTGCATATCTGCTCTAAGTCCGCCATTATTTGCTTCTTGAAAGTTAAATCGGCAATAAAGATAAGGCCTTTTTCTAAATATTCTTTTAGCATAAAGGCACATTCGGTCTTTAAGTTCTTGAACTGCTTGTCTTTCAGCGGTAAGGCGTTATTGATAAAAGGCTTTGCGGCTTCAAGTTTGCTAAGGCTGTTCGCCGTAAACTTCCTCAGTCCGTCCGCGTCGTAGGTTATGTTTGAGTATGGGACTTGGTGCTCTTCGGCTATCTCTTTGAGCCTTGTGCCTATCGCCGTTTCGTCTATCTTGTCAATCCCGTAGGTCTTAATAACCCGGAAGCCGTGCCAGACGAAGAGCGTAAAGATATCAGCCCCCATGTAGGCAATATCCGCCGTTATATATTTCTGCCCCTGAGCCTTAACGAAAGAGTTCGTGAAGAGGTTACAGATGTTGTCATAGTCGTACATGCTGTACGGGTTATCGTCGTATTCCCAGTCGCCGTAAACTAATCGCTTAATCGACTTTTCGTCGTTCTTAAGGGCGCGCATAAGGTCGCGGATATAGTTTTTAGGCAACATTTTGTTGTCCGTCGGCAAAGCCTGAACGAACTTTCGATACTCAGGTGATCGGTTTTCTTTCTTGGCAAGGTAATAGTCCTCATAGACGAAGTTCTTTGAGGGGTTTAGGGTTACAAGTAGCTTGCCTGGGAGGTTGTAAAAGTCATTCTTCCAACGGCCTATAGTCGCTTGTAACATCGCTTTAGCTTTTGGGCTTATCTCCCCTGCTTCCTCAATCCATCCTCTCGTCATTTGGATAGAGCCGAAGCGTTCGAAATCCGGGTCAGTTGGTAAGTAAGCGGCTTCTAGCAAAAAGACCTTAGAGCCGTTGTAGAGCGTGTAGTAGTTATCTTGGCCGTTGAAGCTATAATAGCGTTCGTCTAGCCCCCAATCGCGCAGCACCTCTTCGATAGTCGGCTGGGTGTATTTACGCAAATCGTTTAGCTTCTTACGGGCAATAAAGTAATGCGTCTCAGGGTATATCAGCGCATCGCCGAAAATCAAAGAAGCCCCGAGGTAGGACTTACCTGAGCCTTTCGAACCGCCGTAGCCGATGTCAGAAACCTCAGGGTCTAGCCAGTACTTAGCGACTTCGAGCTGCTTGTCGTTGCCTCGGGTGTTAAAGCATATCGTCGTTTGGCTCATCGGTTTTAGTTACTTCGTTTTGGATTACCATCCCAACAATAGCGGGAACGGCTAAGGCTTTATTGCCGCTGGTTACATCGAGCTTATCGCCATACTTATCGGGACGCTCTTTGGCTAATCGCCACTTGATTGTATCGATCAAAAGGCGTCTATGCCCCAGCATATCGCCCGTAACGATTTTAACCCCGCTAGGGCTATCCTCGACGGTCTGCCCCTCCATAGGCGTTTCGGCTATTTGGATTAAGCGGTCGAACAGCGCAGCGGCGGCGATTTCTTTCGCGCGCACGTATCTTTCCGATTTGCTTTTGTCTTCGTCGCACCACGCATAAAAGGCGGTACGGCTGGGCATACCCTCCATGTCGAGAACCTGCCCTAATGGCTTACCATTTTGCAGGTTCTCGATAACTTTTTTAAAAAGTATTTCTCGTTGTGCGGGTGTGTACTTCATAGCCTTTTAGAATTATGCTTCAAAGATACAAGGATTAGAGCCTAAAAAGCAAATAGAAAGCTTAAAAATTCGGTAAACAAGCTTGTTTACGCTATTGTTTACGCTGCGAAGTACCGCCGTTATTGACTTTTAGCCTTAGAATAACTCAAAAGTAAACAATAAACAATAACTATCACTCTTTCAACATATATAATATAATATACGCGTTTTATGTATGTATTATATATGTATTATACTATATATTTATTATATTTAATATTTTCTATAGTTTATTGTTTATATTGTTTACCATAGCTTAAAGCCCAGTAAACTGTGGGCATTAACGGTAAACAACTTATTGTTTACATTGTTTATTCTTGTTTACAATCTGCCCGAAATGCCTCAAAAACGTAAACAATGGTAAACGAATGTAAAATTTATTGTTTACGTTTTACGTACGAAAAAACCCGCCTTAAAGTAAGACGGGGTTCACACTATTTCGCTAAATGCTCCTTTAATTTGGCTATTAGCCTCCGACGGGGTTCAGGCTTAGGCTTAAAGATTATCGCCTCGATGTACTCTAGGCACTCGGTTAATAGCTCTTTTCGCTCGTCAGGCTCTTCGACTAGTTCCACATAACCGTTTCGCCACTCCCATAACAGCACGCCGTCCTTAGTCGCCCAAATGGTTGTGTGCGGTATGACTTCTATAACCTCATCGGGCGCGAGCTTATCACCGAAGTGATTGCGTAGCTCTTGTTCAGTTGGTGGGGTCATATCGTCTCCGGCTCTATCAGATCAGGGATCGCGAACCCCACCAGTCCGTCCTGCTCGATGTAAGGGTGTGGCTCTGCCACTTCGAATCTAACCCCTCCCGTATCGGGATTAACTCCTTTATACACCCCTATTCGCCCCTTACCGTCTATAATATAACGTCTGTCTATTATTAAGTCCTCTACTCTCATCTGTTCCTAAAATTAAATTTATAATTATGTTCTTTGCTTATCCGGCTTCTCGCCTGTTGGGCCTCATGAACTCTGCGGCTATTAAAGAATAAGTCTATCGCTAAGGGCAGGTTAGCCGCATCGCCGAAGCACCAACGGCCTTGTACGACTTTAAATTGCATTGCGATTGTCTTTAATTTCAATTACTGTCAACTCGGCGTTAAGGGTCTTCGCTACTGAAGCTATTTTAATCATAAAATCAGCGTCCGCCTCTGCAAGCTCTAACAATGTTGTTTTACCTGAACCTTGTTTTCCTATTAATACGTAGATTTTATTAATCATGGGATTTTAGTTTATTAGTTAAATTGCTAACGACTTCCTGCTGGTGGCTTAATCGCCTAAGCGCGCTATCGAGCACGGCGTAAACCCCAACCCCTGCGGCTAGTGAGTCAATCGCCTGTTTGAATGTAGAGTCCGAGTCGTATCGCTCTTCGCCATTTCTGAACTGTTCGAGCGTTTCGGTTAGCTTACTTGTTGAGGTGTCAGGCCTGCAGTCGTTGCAGTAGTCTCGGTCGTCTAAGTCTTTCTTTAAGTTGCAATGGCTGCCGCAGCTCGGGCATTGCCCTGTAGTCGGTGTGTGGTTTCTAGTTAACATAGTCTTAAAGGGTGTTACGGCTTTTCGCCTGTTATAATATAGATTAAATCTTTAGAGCTTGCCGAGCTTTTAGCTTTAAGAACTTCTACAGCTCTGTCACTTGCGAGCTTGGAGGCTACGAGATACCCGAGGGTAAAGCCTAGCAGTATTACAGTTGCGAATACTGCTAAGGAGGTTAGTGTTGATTTCATAAACCCTTATATCTTACCGCCAGCTAAGTGGATGGCTATTAATATTGAGCCCACTACGGCGAAAAACACAAGTATTTCTATAATCGTTTTCATAATCTGTATTTCTTTAGTTGTTATCTGTGTACAAATATACAACTGTTTTTAATATAAACAAGCATTTTAGTAAAAAATATTAAAAACTTTTTGACTTTTTATGTAAAACCCCGTACTTCTTAAGCTTAGCGCGTACTGCATCCATTAAAATATCCTGCGTACTGGCTTTACGCTCTAGAGCGAGCTTAACCGTTTCGTCTTCCGTGCCCTGCGCTATAAGATGCCCGATGACTACAGGGTACTTGCGCCCCTGTCTGTGCAGCCTCTTATTGAATTGCTGGTACAACTCTAGCGACCAGTTAAGGGAAAACCATAGCGCCATCGTGTGCCCCTCCTGTAAGTTAAGCCCGTGCGAGGCACTATCGGGGTGCGCTAACATTACCTGTATCTTTCCAGCGTTCCAGTCCTTAATATGCTGTTGGGTTTCCAGCTTAACGGGCTTGTACTTCTTAAGCCTCTCTAGTAGTCGGCTTAACTCGTGCTTGTAGCTGTACGCTATGAATACAGGCTTACCGTTCGCCGCTTCGATGAACTCCTCGCAAGCGTCCAGCTTACAGTCGTGTACCTCGTGGACGTTTCGCTCTTCGTCATACACCGCACCGCCGGCAAACTGTAGGAGTTTGTTCGATAAGCCCGCCGCGTTCATCGCGCTAATATCGTCCGCCTCTGCAAGCTCTAACACTTTCTCCCGTTCGAACTCCTCATACTTACGCTTTATCGCAGGAGGCAGTATCACGTTGATAAACGTATCGATACGCTCAGGCAGCTCTAAGTAGTCGGCGGATTTAAGGCTCATACATATATCTTTAATCCTACTATGTATGCGGCCGTCCGCCCCGGCGCTAATGTCATAGCCGAAACCCGAATACTTTTTGCTAAAGTAGTCACGGCGGTAAGCCGTTATAGTTTTACCTAAACGCTCTCCGCGATCCAGTAGCCAAATTTGCGGCCACAGGTCAATCAGCCCATTAGGCGCAGGTGTACCGGTTAGCAGGACAACGCGCTTAAAGCAGGGTTGCACCGCCTTAAGGGCTTTAAACCTAATCGACGCGTGGTTCTTAAACGAACTGCTCTCATCGATTACGAGCATATCCCACGGCAGAAACGAGCCGCCGTAATGCCCCACAAGCCAAGCGATGTTGTCCCGGCTGATAATGTGTATCGAGGCTTTAACCTTAAGAGCCGTTACCCGTTGCTTCTCGTTGCCGATAATCTTAGATATAGTAAGGTTGCGCAAGTGCGGCCACTTCTCAATCTCGTCCGACCAAACAACCTCAGCGACTCGTTTAGGGGCAATGATTAAAACGCCGTCTATTTCGAAATCCATATTCATTAAGCGGTCTATCGCCGTTAAGGTGCTCAGTGTCTTGCCTGTGCCCATTTCAGCGAAGACTCCCGCGTGCGTATGGTCTTCTATAAACTCAACCGTTCGGGACTGATAGTTATGCAGGGGTAGGTGTTTCATATTAAAATAGGTTTATGTCTTTCGGGATGTGTTTAAAGAACTCACAAACGGCATCGACGGTCCAACCGTTGCCGAGCATCTTATATCGTTGAGAGTTCGAGACTCCCGCCGTGTAATTGTCCGGGAGAGTTTGCAGGCGTTCGCACTCGATAGGCGTTAGCTTTCGGATATAGCCGTCTTTGTAAAAATTATAGTCGTAAGCCGCAGCAGTTAGGCAATTGCTTTTAGTTTCCATTCGGCGACCTCTTCGGGTCTTCGAGTTAATAAAGGTTAAGTCCACGCCCTCACCGTCGTTAATCTCAGCATATCCTTTTTTAGTTGCTTCCGGGATATATAGTTTTTGGCCCTCTCCTTTATTGGTAGTTAAGCAATTAAGTTTGTCTTTCTCGATGCTTTGCACTAAGCCGTTCATGCCTTTGCCGCTTGGGTTAATGTTGAACTGCTGCACTATCAGCCCGGTCTTTTTTCGGGTCTGCATAGATTTGGCGTTTTCCTTGTAGATGGTAGCGAGGAGAGTTTGCCCTTTAGCCCTAAAAGTTTCGCAGTGTTCGTGTACTATGTCTTTCAATAAAATACCTTTGTCCTCGGGCGGCGTATAGCCTGGAATGTTCGTCCAGTACAACCGTTTACGGCTTTGCGCCGATACGACCGCACTATTTAACATTATTGGCTCAACGCCTAAATAACTGCTAATTACGTCCTGGTATTCTTTTTTCATAACAACGTTTTCAAGAAAAAAGTATTTAGGCTTGCACTCTTTCACCAGGCGCACAAACTCAAAAAATAGTTTACTCCTCGGGTCTTCAAAGTTTAGCTGTTTACCCGCAAAGCTAAACCCCTGGCAAGGTGAGCCCCCGATAAGTAAATCGATAGGATCGAGGTCTTCGGCTTTTACTTTCGTAACATCTCCAATATGTATGATGTCGAGATAGTTGTTAGCCGCTACGGTAATAGCGTACTTGTCGATCTCAGCGGCGTAGTATTTATTAATCCTAAAACCGCAACGCTCTAAGGCTACACGCCCACAGCTCATGCCGTCGAATAGTGAAAGTACATTCATTCTAGTAAGTTGTTAAGGATTTTATTTAATTGATCTAGGCTGTCAATCACGTAAACCGTAAAGCCTAACCGCCTTATGCGTTCGTGGACTAATAGCTGTCTCGCTGTCGGCTTTTTGCCTGTGCTCTTTATCTCTGCAAAGAATATAACGCCTCCCGGTAGTAAGACCAAACGGTCGGGCAATCCTGTAACGAATTGGCAAAGCAGTTTAAGTGACCAGCCGCCGAGGCTTTTCACCTCAGCGTTTAGTCTTTTCTCTATTACCTTTTCGCTATCCACGGGCTTTTCTATCGCAAGCGTTGCACCACCAATTTATTCCGTCCTCTCCTATATCAGAACTTTGACACTTAGGACAGCGCCCTCCGTTATCCGCGGGCGTAAGCCCCAATAGCCTTAATATTAAATTTCTCATAATTTCTATTTTTTACGTTGATAAAATTTTTGTTTGCCATACGCCCCAAAATTGGCAGTCGTTGGCTTGTACCCCCATTCGGGGAAGGACTTCATAATGTCGTTAATATCCCGTGTTAGGTATCGGCTCATGTCCTCTTTGTTCTTACCCAAACACTCACACCATATCTCAGCCATACACACACGGTCACGTTTAGTGCCTTTGTCGTCGTAGGCCTCGGGGTCGCTGAGGTACATGCGCCTCTCGTCGATGCCTCTCGTCGTCCAGTCTTTAGGGAGTTGCCTGTCTAGGAAGAACTCTATTAAGCCTCTGCGCTCATCTGTCTCGCTGTGGCTAGACTGCTCGTAGCGTGCGATGCTCTCCGCCTCTGCACTTAAGTACAAAGGTTCGCCCGCCTTATAAAGCGTTAAGGCCTCCGCCCATATTTGGTCTACGTCCTTGTCGAGCTCTCGCCAAACATCCTTAACGGCGTCCTCTTTGACTACGTCGATAGGCATAAAGCGACGGTTACCGCTTGGGTCTGTGAATAGGTCTCGCTTGTTTGATGTCCCTATAAAGATATTTTGTCTCGGGAAGTCCTCAGGACAACGCCCGTAAGCTGGTCTGAACGTATCGACTTGCTTAGAGACGTAAAGCTTAACCGCCTCAGCGTCCGCTTTTCTAAACCCGCTCATCTCTGCAATCTCTATAATCCAAGCCCCCTGCAATTGCTCGAACGCCTCTTTGCCGTGTACGGTTGTGAAGCTGTCAGAGTACCAACTCTTACCGAGCTTATTAATAAACGTTGATTTGTTCGTACCTTGTGGACCTATAAGCGTAAGCACTGAGTCAAACTTAACGCCCGGATTAAAAACTCTCGCCACTGCGGCGACTAGGCTCTTGCGTATCGCCTCACGGGTATAAATGTTGTCAACCGCTCCGAAGTAATCAATTAGTAAATAGTCAAGGCGTTCGCTGCCGTCCCACGTTAAGCCGTTGAGGTAATCTTTAATCGGGTGGAAACTATGCTTCTCGAACTCTAAGGCGAGGGCATCGTCAATCTTTTGCACGCCCGTAATCCCGTAGATTGTTTCGATATAGTTTCTAACTCCCGAGTAGTCTACGTTCTTAATAGGCTCGGGCTTCTTAATGCTTCGCCACGGTAAAGTGCGAAATACATATCTTTTATTGTCGAATACATTTTGTTTGAAGCACTCTTTAATGCGGGCGTCGTTCTTGAATATCAAAGAAACGTTTGCCGCACTAGATAGGTAGTTGCCTTTGCTATCCGCTTCTAGGTCGGTCATCCAATCGATGTCGTCTGCCTCACCCTCTATGGCTTCTATCTCTTCCTCGAACTCGTCGTCTAGTATCTCGGCAAAGTCATACCTAACGCTGGCCTTTGACTCCTCAGCTAAAAGCCTCTTAACATCTTTATCTTTGCGGGCGAACTCCTCCATAGCCGTGAAGCTCTTAGGCTTTGCCCCTTGCATTTGATTCTCGTTGTCGAGGTGTCCGTATAAGTGTAGACGCACAAGGTCGAAAGCGTTAGAAGTCTTTCCGCTGCAGGGATCCGTCCCGTGGTGACTATACGCAAAAGTATCTTCGTAAACGATAAGGCCTGCCGCCGTTGAGCCCTGCGTGTAAGTGAAGCGGTCGTCTTTGTCGGTCGGTATGTATTGCTCAGATAGGAACTTCTCTATTACTTCTGTGATTGAAAAGGTACGGCAAAACGCGCCAACAATCCCGGACTTCTCGCGCGGGTCTGCTTGCTTTTTGGCGTTAGCCCCCAGCTCTCTGAGCATTTGCCCCGATTTAGGCCAAAGGCTTGTATCTGTCCAGTCTATATAGCTGTCAAGTATATCGTCAGCACATAGCCAAGGGCCATCTTGCACCTCCATATAATAATCTACGTCTTTCGGCGTTGAGGGCCAAAACATAAGCCTATTAGTCTCAAAGGTGGTATTATCGAAGACCTCAACGTCCATAGTTCCAGCAACTGCTCGGGCTATAGCCACGTACTCGTCGGGCGTAACCTCCCTATCGAGAGGCATTAATAGGCGGTAACGCGGGTCGGTCTTGCAGTGCTTATGCGTACCGTGAATGATCGCTGCGTTTTCGAACTGCAGGCAAAAGTCGCCCCAAAAGTCCAAATGCGCAAAATCAATATCGAGCGTTAAGAGTTGACGGCTTACCACATTCTTAGGGCTTCGCTTTCCGTTTCTTAGGTACCCACCGACGTAACCGCCCTGGTCTTTATATTTAAGTTGTTCGGCTTTGCTGCTTGCTATGAACTCTTTGTAAGTTTCAGGCGTTACGGTGTTCTCGCTGATACGCTGAACGAACGCCGACCAAGTAAACGTTTTATTTTTCCATTTCGAGCTCTGCGCCGAGTGGCCTAATGCGATGTTAAGTTTTCCGTCGTGGTTCATAATAAGTCTAAGTTTAATCGCTCTTCTATTATTTTGCAATATTCTCCGCTCGTTTCAGACGCAATCCATTTGCGCTTATTTTTTATACTCATTTTTGCGGTTGTTCCGCTTCCTGCAAAACAATCATACACTATATCACCTTTATTGCTCCAACTTAGTATGTGGTCCTCCGCTAATTTCTCAGGAAATATCGCAGGGTGCTGACTTGCTATTTTATCATTGGCGCCACCACCTGCAAAATATACCCATACATTACGCTTCAATCTTGTTTCGTCTTTTGAGGAATACCCCTCATCCACGCTGTTGTCTCTGTTTCGGCCAAACGCTTTATTTTTTCTATTGTCGGTATATTCCCGTGGCTCCCTTAGCCCATTAAATGTGTTCGGTTTCCCTTTGCTGAAAATAAACATAAACTCAAAGTTTTGTTCATACCTGTTATGCGTCAGTGGCGGGGTGCTTTTTTGATATATCATTGTGTCGTGTAAGTTAAATCCGCATTCTTTTGCAAACAAGGCTTGTTTAAAACTTGTACCTGTTTCGCTCCCCTCAATCGTTGCGTCACCAACCACCCACACCAATACTCCACCAATTTTAGTTACTCTATATAGTTCTCTTATTACATTTTGCCAATCTAGTATAAAGCCGTTGTATGCCCTAAGATTGTCATAAGGCGGAGAGGTTACAGTTAGGTTAACAAAGTTGTCGGGCATTTTAGCCATTGTTTCAAGGCAATTTTCATTGTATATTTTATTGAGCATAATTAATCTTTTTTATAGTAGTTAGTAATAAACCCCTCGGCGGGTGTGCCTAGCCCTTTCGCCCAAGGCACGGACTCACCTAAAATCCTGCACATCTCGCCGATAACATAATCGGTCGACTGGTTAGGTATATCGGCGACCACCTCATCGTGTACGTGCATAACGATGTCGAAGCCCGCAGCGTCTAATCGGCGCATACCGTCTGCGAGTAAATCTCGCGCAATGGCTTGTATTATATTCTCTGAGAACTTACCGCCCCATGTATCGATACGAACCCACTGCCCAGTCTTTTGATGCTTACCCATATACGTTACACAATCGCCACCCCATTTGTTCTTACCGATAGCAGGCCTGTTATAGCAAAGCTTACGCCCTGACGGTAGTTGAATTGTTAGGCTATTATGCTCGTATCTAAACACGATACCTTTAAGTTTTGAGGTTATGGGCTTTCTTCGGATCTTAAGTGCGCTAATCGCACAGGCTTCGAACTCATACCACATCTGTACAATCTTAGGCGAGGCTTTACGCCAACGCTCTACGATGTTCTTCATCTCTTGCTCACTAAGCCCCATCGCCTCACCGCCCATCGTTTTAAGTGCCCCGACGCTTCCACCGAAGCCGAGGGCTAACTCTGCGATTTTTCCCTTGTCTCGGTACTCAGAGCCTTTGCCGATTGACTCGATAGGGATATTAAACATCATAGCTGCCGAAGCTTCGTATATCTTACCGTCACCTGCAAACACGTCTAGCCTCCACTGCTCGCCTGCGAGCCATGCGGTTATGCGTCCCTCAATTGCTGAGTAATCGGCTACGGCTAACACATTGCCTGAGGACGGGATTAGAGCCGTACGGATAAGCTCCGATAGCACTTTCGATATACTATTAAAAGTCATTGTTAAACTCTCGTAATCTCCCGCCTTAACCATATTTCGCGCCTCATCTAAAAGCTTCATTTTGTTACGTGGTAAGTTTTGAAGCTGTATGGCTCGACCAGCCCACCTCCCCGTTCTAAACGCCCCATAAAAATACGTCAATCCGTGAGCTATTCCCGTTGATAGTGCGTATTTAATCATAGCGTCGAACTTTTTATTTGAAGTCTTTGAGCCTTGCTGTCTAAGTTTTAAAACCTCTACCGCTAACCCTGTTTTATGCTCTTTAATTAATGATACTACGGTTTCTTTTTGAAGATTTTGTATATCTTTTTTCAAATAAGTACTTAGCCATTTTTGCAGCTGTACAGGGCTATTCGGATTTACGAGTCCAGTTAGATTCTTAAGTCGCATGATTACGTCGTCCTTAAATACTTTATTTATATCTATGGCATTTTGTGCCATTTCGACGTCTATGTTAACGCCTCTGTCGTTTATCTTTTGGTCTAAGAAGTAATTAAGGCGTTCGGTTTCGGGAATCTCAAAGCCGCTAAGCGCGTCCAGTATCCCCATTTCAGTCCTAACGTCCTGCGCGCAGTACTGCTTATAGGCTTCCCACTTCTCAGGGTTATGCTTCGGCAAGTTACGAAGTCTTCCGCCGTTGGTCTTAGTGGGCTTAACGGGACAAGAGAAATAACGGATTAAGGCCTTACCCTCTGCGGCTTTTAGTTGCTCTATCCCTAACGCTTTACTCGCACCGTCTAAGCTCATAGGCAGTCCGCAATAGCCCGCCTTTACGGCTGAGCAGTGCCAACGCTCTACGGAAATGTCGTAGCCGATAGCCTTAAAGGCATTGCGCTCGAAGTTAGCATTATGCGCGTGCAGCTCTACGGTCTCGTCTAGGATATCTGCCATAAACTTTTTCGGAAGCTTAGCCCCCTGCGCTAGGTCGACTACTACAACCTTGCCCTTAAACCCGTTAACTTCATAGCTGTACGCTAAAATAAGTATTTCAAAGTCTAGGCTCTCAAAGTATGCGTAAGACCCGCATTTAGATATATCAACGCTCGAGTAAGTCTCGACGTCAAGGTGTAGTTTGACAGCCATATAATTAATAGTTTGAAAGGTTGTAATTTGTGAGGCGACGGGACTCGAACCCGTGGAACTTGCGAACCGCTTAACTCTGCCACCTCTGTGGCTCTTTGCGCGAGAGCCTTAACGGGTCTAAGATTAACTATTTTAAACCAAAATATTTGCTATTGAGCGCGCTCCTACGTGGGCGGCGCGCCCGTATGCCCCACCAAGACCGCTAACAGTGGGCCGCCATTACGCGGTGCGTTCTTAGCCGTTTTGGAATTTTAGGCCTTTCGGCTTTGTGGACGGGCGGGACTCCAACCCGCTGCCCCCTCGGAGTGATAGCTGCTCAACTTCCGTCCTACCATCTTTTTTTTTAATCTAGTTCGTCGAGGTCTTCTTCCTCCTCGTCGATTTCATCGAAAACGTCCTCAGCTCTTACACGTGCCGCGCCTAACGGCTCACCGTCCGCTACTTTCTGAATAGCTTCTAGGCTTGCAGTAATACCTTTGGACTCATCCATCCAGTAATAATAGAACTCGATAGCCACATTAGCAACAACGCCGCTGTAGATTTCGCCCTCGTCGGTTATCGGATTTCTGCGTCTGTCAACGATAACAGGCTTAACGTGTTTAGATACATTAATGCAATATCTCCCCTCGTACTCTTCGCCGTCCTTTTCCGCATCCCCGTCGATAAAAGTATTGTCGATTCCTTTTTTAGGCATCTTACCTGCGTACTTTTCCGTAACCATTTTATCCTCGACAAGCTTAATCGCCTTTTTAATTTTTGCTACAGACTCCTTATCTGTTTTGTCAATTAAAAGTAGGCATTTATACTTCGGTTTCGATTTACCTTTCGGGTCGATATAAGGCTCGAAAACATTTACGTAACTTAATACGGCTCTTACTGTAACTCTTGTTGCATTTTTTTGATCTGCCATGATTATTGCTTTTTAAAATTATCTGTGTTTAGTTCCGGGTCGATGTTAGCCATTTGCGTAACAAAGACCGCGTTTGCGAAGTCGGTTAATTTCTCTGTATTCTCGTAAGTCTCATTACGCTTTTCCTCGGTATCAAAGCTGAACGGCGCAACGAATTGCACGGGCTCGTCTTTTGAATTAAAGCCGAAGATTTTTAGCTCTAAATACTTATCATCCCTAACGTGCCAAATTGCTTGCGCATCGTCTGCAAGGTCTATAAGCTTAACGCGGTAAGACCTTTTTATCTGTTTTACTATCTCCATAATACTCTCTTTATTTAGCTGCATCGGGCGCACAAGCCCCGCGCTCTTTACCTTGCACGTCTTTAGGTTTTATGCCTATGCCCGTAACTTCCATTTGGTCCTCGTCAAAATATAAAGAATCTAGCGGCTTGCCATCTCGCAACTCTGTAGGCTGTATGCAGTATCGGTTACAGCCAGTTAAAAACTCGCATCTTGAAATGATAATACCCTCAAATCCTGTAATTTTATCTTTGGCGGTTACGCCTAATTTATGCTTAAATTTCATATTTTTTTTAGTTTAAATCGTCCTCTAAATCCTCAAAATCTTTCGATATTCTCGATACGGCTAAGGGCAAACGTTTATCGCTCTCATCTACCAACGTAGGCGCACCCGCAGGCTTAACGACTAAATGTCCTAAAAGCTGCTCAAAAACTGATTTCTTAAGTAGTTTCTCTAAGTCACCTAAGCCTTTAAGCTTAGTGTTTAAGAAGTCTTTAGGCTCGTAAAGCTCCGCTTCTAAAATCTCACGGACTTTGGTCTCGTCGGTTATCTGTCTATTCGACTTACCCTCAACAAGCTTGTAACCCTGCCAATCTTTACCCGCTAACGCCTCCTTTAGAACTAGAGCTTTTACGTCGCTCAAAAACTTAGATATGAAATCCGCATTTTTGTACAGGATTAAAAGCTCTTCGTCGTTTATTAGTTTAGGGTCTTCTAGCTCCTCAAAGTCTCGGCGGGCTTCCTGCAACGCCCTATCGTGTAACGCTCTACAGCGTGGTCGGACTTTACAGAATTGACACCAATCGCCTGGGACTTGTGCGCCGTCTCCACTATATGCCTCTGCGGCTTTTGGTCTTAAAACCTCATCGCCCCAATTACGTAAATCTTCAAGAGAGATGTCCCAACTAGCTATATTACTCATACGGGGCTGTACGGCGGTTAGCTTAATGTTGTGCATCCTTTTAGCCATGGCACTAAGAGACTCTAACGCCCCTAAGCCGTAATACATAAACTGGCTGTTATTTACAGGACTGACAAGCTTACCCGCTCCAAACTTAAGGTCGATAACTTCAAGATGTCCGTCCCTCACGATTATACAGTCGCTAGTCCCGAAGCCCATTTCGACGTAATTACGCAAATCGAAGCGCGTTTCAATTAAGATAAAAGCTTTCGGGTCTATCCGTTTAGCCTCTGCGAATTGCTGCTTAATATAGTTGACGTACTCCATAATCGGGTCTATCAAACTGTCAGAGTAAAGGGCGTGTTTCTTAAGCCTCTCTATATCCTCTCGATACTTGCTCATAGTGATTAACTTCAAATCTACTTTAAGCATAAACTCTGCTAGCTCATGAGCTAGAGTGCCCTCTTCGGCGTACACGCTTGTCTCTTCGGGCAATTGCTCCTCTAGTCTAGGCGACGCGGGGCAATTTATCCATCTCTCAGAGCCTGAGGCCGAGAGTAGAGCGTGTTCTCTCTCGGCATGGCTCACCATTGGTTTAGCTTTCAAACTATTTCAATTTAGATAAGAAGTCGAAGTAAGCGGCGTAGTGCTTCTCGTCTAAGTTGCTGATTCCCGTAGCCCCAAGCTTAACAAGTTCGGCCTTAATGGTTGCGCGGTGCTTATCGACTTTCTTAGCCTGTAACTCTCTAAGGTCGTCAGCGTCTATGCTTTCGTCCTCGTCCTTTCCGAGTACTCCGTCTTCTAGGTCGTCGTCGAAATCTTCATCTTCTTCGGGTTCAGGCTCAGCGGTCGGTTTAGCTTTAGCTCTTGACGGTCTAGGCTTCGGCGCGGGCTTCTCTGCTGCTACCACCTCTTCGGCGTCAACAACCTTAACGGCTTCTAGTTTTTTACCACTTACGGCCGCTACGGCGATACGGGATAGGAACTCGTTTACGATTTCGATGTTGTTCACATCAACGTGCAATTCTAATTTAATTGTGCTCATTTTTGATTATGTTTAGAAATTAATAAATCCGTTATTGAAGAAAGATATTCTGATATTTCGACTAGCCCGTTATGCTGAACTTCGTCTATAATCACAACGCCGTTACGGTAAACAACCGTCACCATTGTCTCGGTGTTAAGCTCTGCGACGTAGTCATAAGTTTTAAATTGTAAAGTGCCTCTAGGTGCGTTAGCAGGCTTGCCCATTTCCCACTCGGCGTCATCGAATAACAAGCCTATCGGCACCTCTGTTATCTCGGACAATTTGGATATTTGGCTAGAATCTAAAAAGCCTCTGCCCGATTCGACGTAGTTAAGCGCGTTATAGGCATTTTTATGATTTGGGAAAAGTTCGACTGCAAGCTCTGAGGCTTTTAATCCTGTCAGTTTTCTTATTTTTTTAAGGTCTAGGGTCTTCATATCTTGTTGTTATCTGAGGCAAATATACAACTGTTTTTTATATATGCAATAGCTGAAGTGAAAAATATTAAAAAAAATTTAACGTAAACAATGCTAAAAAGGTTAACACGTTGATTTATAGCGTTTTAGGCTTTAATTGTAAATAATAAACGAAATAAACAAGTTTATTCTATAGAGTACTATACGTGTTTATGCGTTTTTGTATATAATTATATAAGTATTATACTATATACTTATTATATTTTAAATTTTAGGTACTTTATTGTTTATTTAGGATATTAGGTGGCTTAAGCCTTTAAGCATAGGGCTTAAGCTGTCGTACAATACCCCGTTTACTAAGAATATTTTTGTTTACGCACGTAAAAAAAACCCTCGGTTAAGAGGGTTTATGTTTTCTAATATCTGCAAATATTTGACTGATTGCCAAAAAGAATCTTTGATATTTTGTCATAGAATTTTTCGAAGGTAGATTTTTTCATAATATTTTGTATTTTTTTAGTGTTAAGTAGATTACAAATAGCGTGCCAATTGCAAAAGTTAATCCAATCCATAGATTTGAATTATCGGTCTTTTCTGTTTGCTTCGATATTTCCGATTTTTCAGAGCCTGTATAACTCAAATTTTTACCCGCTTTTATTTCAATCCCTTTTTTAATGCTTTTATCGAACTCAATAATAGCGTTGTAATAGTACTTGCCATTAATTATCATCGGTTTAAGCGCATCAAATGGTTTTATTGAACCTATATCGCTAAAAGTTGAGTTTTGCGTTAATTCGTAATGGTTTGATATGTTTAGTGAATCATTTTTTATGTAGTGCTTTTCGGTTGAGGCTATTCGTTTTCCACAACCTATACAGAATAGGCAAAATAATATAGATAAGGCCAATACGAAGGCGCCAATTATTGTTTTAGTTCCTGTTTCCATTATTCAGTAAAATAAAGTTTTGCTTCCGCTTTTCTTCTTGCTAAAAGACCTGGTAAACTTACTCCGTTAGCTCTGATGTATTTTGTCTCAAACCAAGTTTTTATATCTTTGTCGGAAGCTTTATTGTTTATCAATTCAAAAAGAGTGTTTGAGCCTCCTGTATTATAGGTATGAGAAATTAAAGCATCGAATTGCTGTTGTTTCAACGGTACTTTTATCTTTCTAGCTATAATTAACTCATAGACAACTAAGTCTTTTTTAAGTAGCTCTTCTGCCTGTTTTATAGTTGAAACAGTAGCTTTTGGAGCTGTTTTAGTTTTTATAAAATACCCTTTACTGTCAACCATTGCATGACCGTACCCCTCAGTCCATATACCTATCGGGTCTTTTTTAGGCTGCAATCCTATTTCTTTAAGATTCCCATCGTGCAACCCCTCAAAATGCTTAATTAAATCTATGCCTATTTGTGATGTTTTCATATCAATCTTCGCTTAAAAATTCTTTCTTAAAATCTATAATTGTTTTTTGGTTGCTCAGTTTATAAATCTCTAATTTTTTTAATTCCCTGTTCAATTTACTCATGTGCCAATAGTTTATAATCCTAAAAATCAAATAAACTAATCCGGCTAAAGAAAAAAGTATCTTAATCAAACTGTCAATTTGTGTAAATATAACTGTAGAACCTGATGTTAGCAAAGGCACTACTTCAATAAGTGTAACGCTCCAAAACGTACCTAAAATTATATCTATGAAATTGAGAAGCGATTTAATATGCTGCATATTTTTAACGTAAAGTAGGTAAGTAATAATTTTAAAGGCACGAAATAAATTAAATCCAACAATCCTAAATGGATTAAATCAAAAGCATTTAACACGAACAAAAATAAGCAAATTTTTCTTATTGTAATATCAAATCTTACAAAAGCCATATAGTAAAAAACAATCCCGAAAATTAGAATGTTTGAATAGTCATCAATAACATTGCATAAATATCGTTTATTATCCGAAAATAAATACCAAGAAACCCTTAAATCTGAGTTATAAAAAAGTGCCTTTGCTTCTGACAAAGGCACTAATAGTAATAAAATGTAATGTTTATTTTTCATCTTTTTTAGGAGGTATCTGCGTGCCACCTATTGACTGAACCAAGTCCTGTAGTTTTTCAGGATTTTGAGTAGGCAAAGCCTTTTTAAGTTTGTAAACTGCATAAAGTCCAAAAGCAAGTTTTACAAGGCCTATCCATTTTTCTGGCAATCCAATTTCAATCAAAAAAGGATTTAATACCTCAAATCCTTGGTCTAATATAATTGCTGCCATCCCTAACAATGCAAACCACCAATTCTTTAATTTACTAATCATATTTATTTAATTTAAAGTTTATATTTAAAAAGCAACCTCGACCTCTCCGTCTAGCCTCTTATAGGCGGTTGCTTTGTTTTATTATTAATCAACTTTCCATGTTGTACCATCAAAAAATACTTTCCATACTACAGCTCCGCCACCTACAGCAGTAGCCATGTAAGTCGGAGCTAATAGATCGGTACAATAAGCAGTATCTCCTTGTGTTCCTGTTGGTAATGTTGCGACTGTGTAGTTTTTTAAACGAACTACTCCTGTTGCGATTAACTTAGGAATTGTAAACTCTCCGTTGTGGTCTATTTTAGCAGTTAAAACCGCATTCTTTGTAAATTGCATTAAATCTCCAGTAGAACCTGTTACTGAATTGGTCAATGTCATAACTCCCGAAGAGTAATTATTATTATTATGACCTATTCCTGTTGAAAGATTCTTCAATTGTTGACCTGTACCCGTATTGTTGTTATCTATATATATAGCTTGACTACCCGCAGCAGCAGCTCCAGCGTTGTTATTTATTATCGTTATTCCTCTTTGTCCGTTACCTGACCCCGTACTGGTAACATCGATATATAGCGTTGCTGAACCAGTAGCTGTTGATTGGTTTGCTAGATTAATAGCCGTTGAATCTGACCCAGCAATAGTACTACTTTTAACCCCTGTAAAAGTCTGATTACCTGTCAGTAATAAAGCGTTTGAGTTCGTTGTTGACTGTACAAAAGCCGTTGTAGCAATTTGAGTTGTATTAGTTCCTGCTGTTGCTGTTGGTGCTGTTGGTGTTCCTGTCAGAGTTGCGCCTCCTGTATAAGATATAGCAGATATATTTCCATTAGCCTGAACTAAATCCACTCCATTATCCGTAGTTGTACCAATCAAAAAATTACCTCCCGACACGAATCTAGCTCTTTCTGTTCCAGATGAATAAAACCTCAAATTATTATTAGCTCTTACCATGAAATCGTTATCAGTGCCGCCGAATATTCTAGCATCTCCTACGAATCCTATATCAGTACTCCCTCTTGTAAACGAAAATAAAGGAAGCGTAGATATATAATTAATTGTTCCGTTATTTTGAGACAAATAAGAATCCCCAAAAACATTACTAGACCCCATAACTGGAATATAACCTCCAGAAGTAGTCGCGCTGGGTTTTGCGTCTAGCTGTGATCTAATAACAACTTGATTCGATAAAGTTGCAGCACTTGCTGAAATTGTTCCGTTAACTTGTACTTTATCTGTTCCGTTATCAGTTGATGTGCCAAACCCATATCGACCACCCGAGGCATTGAAGAAAGAAAAACCCCCTCCTGTACCTGTACCGTTGGCTTTTATGGATACTGTTATTGCTGCCCCAGAACCGTAAGGATACAAGTCTAGCTTTCCGTGTGATATACCTTTGAAACCATTAAAAGAAGCATACCCTTCATTCGTTGCGCTTGCACCAATTTTTAAATTATCATCAACATATAAGTTATTAAAATTATCAGAGAATTTCGCTTGTTTATTTGATATAAAACCGTCTGCAACGGCGTTGGCTACTAATTGATAACCTGAATCATTAGGATGTAATCCATCGGTCAAATATGATGAACTTCCGTATATTCCCGAATTAGTGTTTAAGTCAATTACTGGAATGGATAAAAAGTTTGCTATAGCGATTTCAACATCTACATAATGTCTTAAATCTAACGCTCCTGTCCAAGCTGATGATGTTTTTAAAGGTGTTAGTACAATTATTTTTGCAGTAGGGTACTTATTCTTAATTGTTTCAAGATTGAATCTAAATGCCTCTGCAAAAGATTGTGTTTCATCTAAACTAGCAAATGATTTTTTAAGAACTGATGTTACGTCGCCTATTGTATTATCAACGTCCCAATCATTAACGCCTATCATTAGTGTAACCAAAGTTGCTGTAGCTGGAGAACTTGCAATTATAGTGCTTAAAGGGGTTCTTGACACTGTGGGTTTTACCGTTGCTGCCGATACTCCTAATTTTGTATAAGTTCTAAAACCGAAACGAGTATTTAAAATATCAGTGTAACTTGTAGTGCCAGTAGTTGACCCAACGCCATAAGTTATCGAGTCTCCAAATCCAACATAATCGGTTGTTGATGGAGAGATAGAATTGCTTAAGTTAAACTTGTTTGATACTGCTTGAACAGTTGGATATAGCGTGTTGTTTATCGTTGTGAAACTTGTTGCTTTGTTGGTCGTTTGTTCTGATCCGTTAACCAACGTAACCTGCGCATTTGTTAAGTGGTTATATTCTCCTGCCGTTCCGCCTTGGATACCTGACAAAGCATTATGCTCTGGAACTCCTGCGCCTACGAAATCATTAGCGAAACTACTTTGAACTTCAGCGATTGCAGCATTATTTTTTTGAATAAACAGCCTACCTACTTCTAGCCCTAAAACTTGTAACTCAACGGGTAATGCTGAGGGTCTAGGGGCTGTTTTTGCTTGCGTTAGATTAGAGTACGAAGTAGTACCCATTATTACATATAACTTACTTGGATTGTTTGGCAATAGGTAAACGTAGTCAGTTCTATAATCGCCGTTGCCTAATGTGGTTAATGTTCCGGATACGTTGTACTGAGAGTTATTTATCTGCGTTTGTCCAGTAGTTCTAGTCCAAGTTGCCCCGTTGTTGTATGCAAGAGTAAATGTATCAGGTGAAGCTGTATTGAATGCTAACGTGTTTATTTTAATTAAGCCGCTCGCTAAAACACCTGCGGTTAACGTTATATTTCTATTAGAGAATCCTAAAACGGCACCGTTCAATCTTCTAATACCCTCTTGGTTTAAAAACCTATCTCTTAGTTTTGCGTTTGGGTCAACATTTTGCCCTACCAAAGACAGGTAATTTAAAGTAGTTCCAACCCTTGCTATTACATAAGCTAAACTATTAGTTTGGATATTTATAGTTGCTGAATTAGTTGTAACTGTGAGCGTTGGACTTCCTGAATTGTAATCAACTAAAACGAAATTATTCGCATTATCCGTTAACGCTAAATTCGTAACTGCCGAAATAGGGTATTTTATAATTGCGGAATAAGGGTCATTCGTTGCTCTAAGATACGCAATACCACTACCTATATTTACAGTACCGTTTCCATTGTTAGTTAATGCAAAACCGCTTACCGCTCCTGCTGAAACGTCTGTCTCTAGCTCTAATGCGTTTGTAGTGGCTGTGGAAACAGGTAAAGACGTAGCGTTTATATGGTTAATTTCGCCGTTAGCCTCTTGCGTATTTATTTTATTAGTAGAGCTAGAAACTCCGTTCGCCGTAATTGCGATTTTCTCGTATTCTGCTTGCGAATAGCCTAGAGTCGTAAAGACTAGAGCTATTAAAACTATTAATTTTTTCATATATTTTTTTTTATTAATTATGGTACGATATATATTTTCTTCCCTGCTGCTAATATCGCCCCGAGGACTTCGATATCCTGCCCTGACTGATCCCATTCTAACTCCTTATAACGCATCCCCCTATCAATAAATAGGTGTTGAGCTTTCATACCCGATTGAGCTAGAGTGAAAATGTTAGACGATCCGGTTGAAATAAAAAGCTCAGGCTCGTAGGTTGTAACTATAAGGGTATAGTCCGCCTCATCTTGAGAATTCCCCCCATTGAATATGGCGTTATCCCATATGCCGCTAGCCGTGTTGTATCTGTGGGCTATGTCCCCCACTTCTATAACAGATAGGTTCGTATTGCCCGCACCTTTAAATTTAAGGCCGAATTGGGAAAACAGTGGCACGTCGCTAATATTAACACGGTCTATAATCTCGTTAATCTTAAGCCTTATGTTATTAGTTTCTTCGGCTGATAGCTTATTATATAGCTGCGTGGTAGCACCGAGCTGCCTCTCCTTAGTCCCGTCGGGCTTTTTGTCTATAAATTCATAATGCTCTATCATATCTTATCGATTTGAAACGACGAGTAAGGGTCGTAATCGTTAGTAGGCGTTTTGTCTAAAAGCTTAAGCACTTTTTTAGCTTCGATAAACTGAGCCTCTACGGCGTTATTTAGCTGCATAAGCGTCGTATTTTTAGTTGCCGCCGTTGGGCTAGACCAGTTTGGCTGATTAATGGCCTTAAGTCCTGCTGTTGTATGCACATACGTTTCTTCGACCTGCTGACGTGCTATGCACATCGCGACGAACTTGCGGAAGCCCATAAATGCCGCACTAGCCGAATCTGCGATAGTCCCGTCAAAAATCTTAGTGCTAATTTCAAAACCAAACATCTCTAAAAATGTAACATTTTTGATGTGTTGCATGACCGCATCAATCTTTAATTGACTCAGCGACTCGCTAACAGGGTAGTACTCCTGTATTTCTGCAAGTGTTATATTTTCAATAGCTGCCATAGCTTAAGGTGTGTTAGGTTCAAGGGTTACGGTTTGCAGTGGTACGCCTATCTCTTTAAAAGCTTTTTCAATCTTAAGGGCTTCAAATTCGCAAGTCTCTCGCCAAAAATTAATCGCCGCCTGATAGGCCTCTCCACTATTTCCGAAAAGTCCCTCACTCGGATTAGCCAGAATCTGTGGGAAGCAATAAGCCGCGGTACATATCTTCTTACCTGCTTTATCGTCAACGCTGTTGAACTTATCTAGGTCGATATTATTGCCGATTTCGTACTTTTGAAACACCTTGCTTATATCCTCTTCGGTGTTAACCGTTAATAGGTAATTTTGCGAGCTGTTTTTCGCGGATTTCCCTTGGCTTAGAACACGTAAAGTCTTTTCGGTATTGCTTAGTTTTGGCTTTTCGGGGTCTTCACTCGATGAAGTCTCCGCCGCTTTTTTCATAATAAATATATTATTTCCAAAGAGAGCATTATCCGCACTAGAAGTGATGTATGTAGGCGCATCCGCCTCGACTTTCATCCAATTAAAAACAGGTACGAAAACCGAGAACTCATAAGCCGATGTAGTAGTATTATATTGGTAAATCTGCCCTGTAAAATTCTGAAAACCTCCAGCTTTTTTAATTTGAGCTGCCAATACGGTCTTATCTTTATTAAACGCGGGGAATACTTTTTTAGTCTTAGCGTTATAGTATTCTGCTACCTTGCCTAAATCGTCCAGTTTCTTAGCTCGATAGTCTCGGGATAGTCTGAAATGCACCGCCTTTACATCTAAATTCGCGTTATATTCTACCCATAGAGTGAAAAAGCCGTATCGGATTTTCTCGTCCTTTATTTTCTCCCAATAAGGAGCGATAGCAGGCGTAATGCTGGGCAATTCGCAATACTTCTTAAACATAAGCACCGCCATTGAGGCTGTAGGGCTTTCACGGATAGCCTCGTCCATCTTATCAAAATAGTCGCCTTTCTCAATAAGTTTAACAAAATTAGCTTTTTCGGATATTTGCCTGTCGATTCTAGTGATCTCCATAAATTTAGCTTTTAAAAAATAAGCCTACTTGTTAGATAGGCTTATTTTATTGATTTCAAAGGACTAACTTAGTCTAAGCTTTCAGCTTCTTTCGCGGCCTTAGTCTCTGCGGCTTTTTTAGCGGCCCCGAATAAAGGCTTAACTGATTCAACCGGTTCAACTGGTTCAACTGGTTCAACTGGTTCAACTGGTTCAACTGGTTCAACTGGTTCAACTGGTTGAACCGCCAAAATAGCTTTTATCTTTTCTTCTTGGAAGTCCGAAAAGCGTCCCGGTGCTTTCTCGAATACGATTAACGCCGTTTGTAACTTTTCTTTAATTGCTTCCTCCGAGTCTTTCGGGTGAATTGGGTATAAAACCCCGTGCGCCCCGCTGTCAGTTTTATAGCTAACCGCTCCTGTGCGCAAAGTAAATAGTGATTTCTTTTGCATAATTAGATACTTTTTATACAAGGTGTCAATGTCTTGCGCGTTACCGCAAGACAAACACCCTTGTTGTTTTTCAATATACTGTCTTGCGGCTAACGGCAAGTCGTTAAACTCCTCCGCAGTCATTATGGCAAGATTTCAAGGCGGTTATTAAACTGCGCCAAAGTAGTAGCGTAGTCAGTATCCAACCAGTTAACCCCGTTAGGCGTAGCCTCTTCTCCGCCCGCAATGCTGGTAAACGTACCTGTTACGCGGTTGCCAAACTCTACAGCCGTTGCGGCTGGTAAGAACTTAAGGCCGTTCGCAATTCCAAAAATATGGAACGTCGCCGCATCGTTCACAACTCCTTTCATCGGGGCCACGATAGCCCAAAGATTAGAGTTTAGAGCCTTAACGTTTGCTTTGCCCTCCGCCGTCTCAGAGTCTGAAACCACAATAGGCCCTAAAGTCTGAGTATAGGAGTCCGAAACGCTTGTGCCCTCCAAAACTTCGTAGTTAGGCAGCACAGAATTGTACAGCCACTCTATTTTTACAGGGTAGTAGGCCGAAGCAGCTAGGGGGTACACCCCCGTTGCAGGGTCTTTAACCTCAACCGCTGTAATTAAGTAGGGGTTAGCTACGTCTTTCGTAGCGGATAAGGCCTCTAGCCTTACCGCATACATTTGAGCTTTTAGATTCAGCGTTACCGAATCGCAAGCTTTATCAATATCTTTTGAGTCTCCACAATAAGCCATGTCTTGTCTTTTTTTAAAGATTAATAAGCTACTACGTAGTAGTCACCGTCCACCGCCTCAGGGTGCATAATGGTTAACATCGTGCCTGCCTCCCAACGTTTAGAAACGTCGTAGAACTGAGTTCTAAAACTAGAATCTACAGGTTTAGGGAATGACAGCATAGGCAAACCTACTGTCAAAATGATACGGTGCGGCAATAATTGCGTATCAGCTACACCAGTAGCGAAGTCGGCAATAGCTGCGCTAAAATGCTCGTATTTTATCCACTGAATATCACGATACACGAAAGAGTCAAAGTTACCGAACTCGTTTTCGATAGCCACAAAACGGATACCTGCCAATTCGTTCTTTTGTCTTTGCGCTTGGATAATATCAAAAATCCTTACCGTTAACCATGCAGTTTTTGCTGAGTTTGTAATCATCTGCATAGACAAAGACTGTGCGTCAATTACAGCATCTAAGTACGCTAATGCTTGGTCGTAAGTCATTGTGTTTTGCAAGGCCAAAGTCAAAGCTGCGTTTTGCGTAATAGTTACGTGTGCAGGCGATGCAGCTAAAATCTTTTTCCACTGCCCGTCATCTTTCGTATAAGCTGCTAACTTAGCCGCCACTAATAAATCAGCTGCGATATAATCAACGTCTCCAAGCCAGTAAGTTTTTAAACCTGAGAAAGTCAATTGAACTGCTTGCTCTCTTGCTTTTTGGTTTTCTAACTCTGTAGTCGGCTCAGGGAATACAGGGTCGATCCCGTAAACCTCAAACTCACCCTCGGATAAGTCAGTTAAACAGATTTTACACGCTTCATTCATCTGAATACGTGTGTTTTTCAATACGCTAGGAACAGAGCAAGCAAGCGATACGTCGCAACCAGCTACAAGCGTAGCGTCCGAAATAACGATAGGCGCAAGGCTGTACGTATTAGGCTCTAAGGTAACACTTGTGTTATACTTAGACGTGGCTCTCGCCATTGCCTCCATCAAGGCGATTTCGAAATCGGACTCTCCGAATTGAAACCCTACAGGGGTCATGTTATTTGCTGTGATCATAGCTTATTTAAGATTTAATTTGGCTAAGTCAATAGACTTACCCCCGATTGATACTTTATTATTTGCCGCTGCGGCTGCTGCGGGCGTTGGTAACCCGTCACCTGCGTGCCCCATTGTAGCTTTGAACTTCACGAAATCCGCCTGCAAAGTCGCAATAGTTTGCGCCTGAGCATCTATAGTGGCCAGTGCCGTAGCTCTGAAAGTTTCGTGAGCCTCCAACGCTTCCGCTACTGCCTCGATAAACTCTACGGTTTCAGGACTCATCGCCTCTGCCCCCGGTGCAGGGTTGCCCGTTTGGTCTTCTACTACTTTTGTAACTTTCCCACCTGCAACCTCGATAGTGTATACCGAGTTATCCGCTGTAAATACGTGAGTCCCATCGGTAGCCGTAACAGTTACGCCGTCCACGATTTCCGAAACGTCACCGATATCAGGGAAAGATAACGTTTCGCCGTTGGCGTCGTCGATTTCCAGCTTAGCGGTTGGCTTTCTTTGGCCGCCGCCTAACTTCATTTTAGCGAGTCTGTCTCGCCAGCTTGGCGCGCCCTCCGCTTTCGCGAAAAAACCACCCGTTAATAACACTTTTTTCATATCTATTTTTAATTTAATTCGTATTCTCGCTCCATAAATCCCAAAAATATAAGGTCTTCTTTATCTAGGAAATTATCATTCTTCTTTAATATCTCATACATACCTGTTTGCAAGTTCGTATTAGCTGCTAGCACCTCCTCTATAAAAGCATCGTCCTCCTCCAACATATCGAGCATTTCTCTTAAGTCCGTAGATGTTAGCCGCTCGGCAATATCAAAGCCTGAAGAGTGGAACATGAATCGTGCCGTATCGCTGGCCGTTTTAATATCCCCAAATAAGAATAGCAGCATCCCGCAAGAGTAAGCAAAGTTCTCAACGTGGGTTGAAAATACGTAGCCCTCTGTCTTCTTTTGATTTATAATAGCGCCCATCTCTTTAAGGACTTCGGTGTAGCCCCCGAAACTTTCTATATCAATTGAAACTATACACGGTTTAGTCAGCGTGCCCATAAAGGCGGCGAACCTATCCGCTAAAGGTTGCGAAAAATCTTCGTACACATTGAACTCTACTTCTTCCATTTAGGGCATATATTTTTTTCTTCTTTTGCGAATATCTTTGTGGCTAGTGGGCAGTTGCAAACTTTGCAAACATAACCGTTAAGCTCTACCATTTTCGAGTCTAGAATCTTAGCGTAAGCCCTGACTTCTTTATCGGGACAAGCGGCGCATATCGCGGCTCTTCTCTCCTCCTCCTCGCCCCCTATCTCTTCGGTAAAGTGCTGTTTCAGTGCTTGCAAGAAATCTAACATATCCGTTTGGTTTTAAAACAAAATAAGCCTATCCGCTAAGTGCAGATAGGCTTATTTGATATTATCAAGGCAAGTGCTGTACATCTTCATACAGTATTAGGGTTAAGCAAATGTAATGATTTATTTTTAATGTGCAACTTTAAGAAAGAAAAAAAAGCCGAGTAAATCAATACTGGCTTTTCCCTCCCTTCACTAAAAAAAATTCAACCGTTAACCATAAAAAAAATGAGCTTTCGGCTATAAAGATAATAATTTATTTCAATTAGTTCGATTTTATTTTTATTTGTTGCTGATTTTGTACTTCTTGTAGTGTCTCCAAGACAAGTACAGGCGCTGAGCCTACGGGCGTATCTATACGAGGTGCAGCGTCCACCGTCGCAACGGTTGCCGTCCTTGCTGGGTTTTCGAAAATAGCCGCAGGGGTCGCCGTTGTTCCGCCGCCTGAGGAAGACGCGCTACCCGAAGACCCTTTATCCGTTTTAAGTATATTCTTGACGGCTGCAAAACCGCTAGAAGCCACGACTGCAACGTTAGCGATCTTAAGGCCTATCTCATAAGGCGTTACGGGTTTTGTCGATAACTCTGCCGTTATACCCTGATAGGTGTTAATTAAAGCCGAAGCGACCGCAAGGGCTTTACTCTCCCCAAAGATGTTTTTAGCTACGGTGATGGCGTCGTTTGCTATTTGAAATTGTGCGGCTCTTTTAGTTTTAGCAACCTCTTTATCTATCGCCTTAGTCGCTTGCGCATACTTCTTTTCTTCTAATAGGCGGATAGCGGTAGCCTGTTGAGCTGTTATCTTTTTATTCTCTAAGTCCTGAGCGGTAAGCCTCTTTTTCTCCTCGAACTCTGCGGCTAATATCTGTTTGCGTATATCGCTTTCAGCGATGCCCTGCTCTTGGATCGTCAGCAATCGCATTTCGAACGCTACCGCGTCAAGTGCTGCCTGCTCTTCTTTTCTTAACTTCTCCGAGTCTTCGAAATTCTTATTTATCTCGGTTACGCTAGCTAAATAACCTTTCTGAATTTCAGTAAGAGCCGCCGCCTTGTCTTTCTCGTTTAAGATACTGGACTCAACCCGTTTCGTCTCGGCGTCTTTAAGGAATTTAGCATTATCAAGTAAATCACGTTGCTCTTCACTAGAGAATCGCTTCTTCGCCTCTATGCCTTTTTTCTGCAGCTCTAGTTCGTCGGCTATAGTCTTGTTGGTAATTTCCAGAACCTTAGCCGAGAAGTCTGCAGCGTTTTTAATTCGATCCGTTCCACCTTGCAACTTGTCGAGCTTAGCATAATAGCTCTGGTAAAATGCTAACTGTTCGTCGACAGCATGTTGTTCAGTCTCGAATTTTAGTTTTGTGTTGGCTAAATTCTTAGTTGCCGATTCTTGTTGTTTTTTGGCGTTGTCCTCCGAGGCTTTAGCCGCTTTCTCTTGCGCTTTTTCATCTCTGGCTTGCTGCTTTTCGATTATTTTATTCTTGTAATTCTGCGCTTTCTCCTGTATTTGGTTGTCCTCCTGCAAGAGCTGTTCGCGGGATAGCTGGTTTTTCTTAAACGACTCCACAAGCTCCGAATCTAATTTCTTTTTCTTCGCTATACTCTTTAAGAATTCGTAATCTCCTGCGGTAAGTCTCGCTTTTTCTTGGTCTGATAGATTTTTGCCCACGGCAA